AATCTCTATACATCTTGTAGCGTTATCACTTCCTTTGTTTATAATTCTTTCTATGACCTTTGTTCTATCAATGGCCAGTTTACCAATATCTCTATCTTTCTTTGAAAATCTTTTGTCTAAATCGTCTAAATCTTTTTTGAGATTACCAACTAATTCGTTTATCTTTTTGTTTGCTTCTAATATTTCAGCAAAATCTTTCTTTTGATTTTCTATTAGTGTCTTTTGTTCGGATACAGCAGACTCTAGTTTAACTGCATTTGCTTTAAGTATAGTGTTGTCTTTCTGTAACTTAAAAATGTATCCACCAGCGCCGATTAAAGCGCTGATGAATATTCCAATAAAAAATAATCTAATTCCCATGGTTGATTAGTCTTTTTTCCAAATCGCCCATAGACCCCAAGCAATTGACGCCCATGCAGCCATTTTAGCAAAAGGTCCTGCAAATAATATAATGCAACCCATTGCTACTAAAGCACCACCATGCCATGATGATACTTCTTTTACTCTACTTTTTAACCATTTCATATAGTTTACTCCTTATATGTTATTTGATTGTTTCGTTTCTTTTTCTATGACCATTCCAAGCAACAAAGCCACCTATTCTTAATGACCAATACGATAGATAGTTCATAAAATAGAAACCGTTTACTTCTATGTTTATATCTCTAAAGATTTGATCTGCTTTTTTCTGATCAACTAATAGAAGTGAACCTGATTTATCTGCTGGTTTACAAGCAGTGTACTTGTACATATAATCGTGTACGAGACCACCAATTAATAATACGCCAACTGGTGAAAAAAATGTTCTTAAAAATTTAGGTATACTTGCACCATCAAATTGAAAACCTTTTGGTATTACATACTCGGCACCATTTATATTATATCTCCAGTTCTTTGTTAGTTCCCAATTTCTTGTTGATAATAACCACATTGCAATACCTTTCCAAAATCCTTTACCTTTTGTTTTAATTGGTATAGGTTTTAGTTGAGGCATTTCTTCATATTTAAATTTTATGTTACTTTTTCTTTTATCTAATAAGTTTATAATAAAACCTATTATTACAAATAATATCAATAATGACCATTGCCAAAACTTCATTGCTAATGCGATTAATAATTCCATATTATTTCTTCTCTTTCTTTTTACTTGCTGTGACCATAGGTTTAATTGTTCCTAACCCTGGCCCTTTTGCTGTTGCAGCTAATTGAGGCAATTGTGCTGTGTATCTTCTATCTGGAGAAGATTGAGAACCGCCTAAGGATGCCATAGGTTTTAATGTGTCAACAGGTCCTATAGCGAACCCTCTCATATACTCTCTTAATTCTTTATAAGTTTTCATACGTACTTTGATAGTAATTTTGAAGCAACTTTGTTTCTAAAATCCTCTGAAACTGTAGATTTTATTTGTCTATCTACAACATATCTAAATGCTGTCATAGCAAATTCTTCAGTATATGTACCTTTTTCTTTTTTTGATTTGATATTGTTTACTATAGGTTTAATTTGATTTTCTTCTATGTCTTGGTTAGACTCAATCTTATTAATTAAATTTTCTAGTTCAACTTTATCATAGTCTTCACGTCTTAATAAGCTAGTTACATCTTTTTTCTTTTTCTTTACGTGTACACCAGGTTCTACTGCTGGCGGCATTGCAAGATTTGATCCATTGCCTACTGCATTAGCAGGTGCGTCTTCTTTTACAGGCATACCTTTTTTAACCATACGTGATAATGCCATACCAGATATAAAAGGTATCTTTTTTCTTCTTAAAGCGTCTAGCGCTCTATCAGGTATTCTGTCAAATATTTTTCTTAATTTATTTGCTTGATCTGTTGAGATTGTTTTATCTTTTAGTCCTGCATATTGTCTTGCCAACATGTCTATTTGACTATCAGAAAATTCTCTTATAATTGATCTTATTTCTTTAAAGGTTTTCATTAAAATTTTACCCTCTCTATGTTGTCCTCTGATACTATAATTTGTTTTTTAGTATCTTCATTTATAACATGATATAGGTTTACGCCGAATAGATTATCAAAAGGTTTCTGATTTTCAGTTGTATATACTACATCACCTACATCAGCAGTTTGTTCGCCATTTAAATCTTCTAATCTGTCAATCATTATAAATCTACCTTCTGGTAAAAAATCAAAACCTACAGACTCTTTTAGATCATCATCATAAGCGACCAAGTCGTTTTCAATAAGATGTTTATATAAACCTCTTTCTAATTCTACAGCGTTAATATCTTTATTCTCTTTTAACAATAGTGCCAAAGCAGTTGCGTATGAGGCAAACTTTGATTTACCACCAGGTAATAACCCTAGTAGTCTTTTCAAATTGAATACAAATCTGTGTAGTATAGTATAAGAATCTTTTTCTTTTGCTGATTTCAAAGTTTTAGCTTTTCTTAATACTTTACCATTGTCATCAATTATACCCAACTTATAAGCGTCATGTTGTTTCCAAGGAGTAACTAACATTTTAATTACTCTATAAGTTATTAATAAATCTATTGCTCTTCCCATTATAATTTCTCCAAACTTGATAACAAAGTTTTATTTACTTTCACATTTGGCAACTCGTCTTCACTTACTACATTTAAATATTGTAAGAAAGTTTTTAGTACAGACCAATACTCTCTTTCAATCTTAAATAATAATAATGTAGCCGCAGCCTCATTACCAAAAACATTTGTCAATACTATGATATGATTTAATACTAATCTAGTTTTCAGTTCACCTGTGGTTTTGTATTTACGAAATAAACGTTTAAGATACTTAAATCTTTTCACATCTTCATAAAACTCCTGTTCACTATCTAAATTAGGAACATTGTAGTTTTTTATGGCGTAAAATAACCAATTCTTCTTTGTTATCTTATCAAACATTAGCCAAGCTCTGCATAAACTTTAACAGCGCCGTTCTCTAGTGTTTCGTATCTACCTTTTAGTTTTAACTCTTTGCCAACTTTATGACTAATTCCATCATCATTTATGTCAGAGCCGTCGGTATCTTTACCAAAACGACCACCATTAAATACTAAAGCACTTTCAAAGTTACCTTTTTTATCATTAATTGTTATTGAGTCTTTTAACTGAACACCAATTGTTCTTAATCTAGTTTCTAATTGAGATAGAGCAGCCTCAGGCTGTATATACTCTTTATCAGCAATAGATCCAACAAAAGCATTCACTCTTTGTAAGATTGCAGGTTCATGTATATTGTGAGCACCCATTGATCCATCTTCTACTGAAGATTGATGAGGTGTTCCAACGCCCATAGTTCCGCCTTCTTTTATGTGTTGTTTAAATGTTTTCATTTTTCTCCTCGTTTTACTTCGTCTTTTAATTTCTTATAAGTTTTACCTGCTACCAGGTCTTCTTCAGCGTCATGTACTTCAGCTTCTTTTAACTTATCAAACTGAGCTTCATTTGGTGTATTGTCAGCAAGATCCTCTATAAAGCTATCCCTATCTTCTTTCATTTATCACCCTCATTTAATTGTTGAGGTTCTTCCTTAGTTTTTATATCTAAAGAAGGTTTTTCAACTGGGCCTGATTCAAGTGGTGGCACTTTTTTTTCTCTACTATGAATTATCTCTGCTTCTTTTTTACCATAGTTGTCATCATATTGTATAAGTTTTTCAACTTGTTGTAAGGCACCATGAACAGCACTCATATTTGCTTTCATTACTGATAAATCTTTTTCAATAGTCTTTATTCTATTGTTCAATTCATTAAACGTTTTTTGAAGAGCAAATTTCTCTTTCATTAACGTTTGTGTTGTTATTCCCATAATAATCTCCTAATATATTACGCAATTGCGAAACCATGTCCGCCGATTACATTCCAGTTTGAATTTTTAAATATACATACAACTGTTTCACCTTGAGCATTCAAAGTAATAGTAGTACCCCCACGCAAGTTAGTTGGTTGAATTACTACGTCATTTGTACCACTTGTTGATGTATTAATAAAAATCTTAATTTGTCCATCAGAACCATCTGCTAATGATATTGCACCAGTTGCTGAAGTAGCGTTGATTTCAGTTATTGCTGAAGTTACGTTTGCAACCTGTGATGAAGCGTCAGCAGTTATTAATTGTGAATCTTGTGATAAACCTAACCAAGAAGGTATATTGTTAAACACATTTTCTGCTGATATTTTTTTATTGATTGGTGTCCCTGCTGGGTCATCCACTACGTGAAACAAGTCAGCTGATGCCAACGAGTCACCTAAATCGGTCAATGCCGTTATTTTTTTGTCTGCCATTTTTTTCTCCTGTTAACCCTTTCGGGAATGCTACTCTAGGTATTTGCCTAGATCAATTTGTTCATATAGTATATATAAGGGCACTTTAAGCACCCTTATATGATTTTGTTATTATGCTGAAACAGTTAATGTACCTGTTTGAGCAGCGTTTGTAATTGTAGAGTTTGTTGTTGTACCAGCATCTTTAATAGTACCACCGTTAAGTGCCACTGCATTAGATCCAATTGATAATACATCATTCTCAGCAATACCACCATCTGCAGCTGCATAAGTTGCTCTGAATACAATTTCGTTTGATCCTGTACCAGAATTATAATCTGCTGTAAATGTAGCATCAGTACCACTACCTGTTTGGTCGTTAGTTACTGTTACTTGTGGAGTTCCTGTAATGTCAACTCTTTCGTTAAATCTTACTCTAACGTCAATGTTTCCACCAGCACCTGCACCGATTGATGTTGTTACAAATTCTATTTCAGTAATATTTGCTGAACCCATATTTGTAGCTAATCCGCCGATTGCTACTAATACTTCTGGATCTGCATTTGGATTATCATTACCTGATAATACTGAGCCTGCTTCTCTTACCCAACCTTGAGCGGTTGCATAGACTTCTTTTTTTTCTTCGTCTGTAAGATTTTTAGGCTTTATATCGTTTCCCCATAAAGACATATATCTCTCCTTAAATTAGTAATTGTTATATAACAGTACTATTTATAAGATTAAAAACCTAGTTTTTTAAGTTTAGATATAGTATTTGATGTGTTTGTGTGATGAATACCAGTACCACCTGCTTGTGTAAATTCTCTTATGTTTTTTTCATAGTCATCAATTAAGATAGCAGGATTACCTCTTTTGGCAAAGAGTTTCTTTTCTTTTCTTCGTACTAGATTGATTTTTGAACGATTTGACATTCCAGCATTTCTTCTTAGCCATTCAGTTTTGCCAGGAATACAGTTAGGATCAAACGACTCTTCTACGTATGCTGATAGTATATGTGGATCAAATTTTGATAAGTAAGACCAGAGTTGTTTGCCACCAGGCATCCAAGGAAGAGTTGACCAAAAGTCTTTTTTAGATTTAATCAATCCCCATTTTTCTTTTGAAGATGGTATATTCATCCATTTGTTAATGGACATACCAGTTGTTTTTTGAGCACCTGTTTTAAAATCTGCAAGTACTCCATCCATATCGCAATATATGATAGGTTTAGTCATAGTGTTTTCCTTATACTATTATACTATCATATAATAGTGCTTTTGTCAATTGACAAAATGTCGCAACTAGATAGGTTTTGCTGACGGTTCAAGGTCTATAACTGCAGCTTTTTGACCTGTATCTGTCTTACCATTGTTCCCAAGTCTAACTAGTTTAGTTTCTTGTCTTAACTTGTCAAATGGTTTCTTTTGATCTGTCTTCTTCATAGCAGCGTCTTTTTTATCTTGGTTGATTTTCTCACCATGATCGTCCTGATTTACTGCTTCATTTTTAGGTACACAATTAGGGACACGTTTGCCACCTTTCATTTTGTAACCTTGTTGTTTATGAGAATCCCAACACGCTTCAGCAGTTAATCCACAAGGTTCAACTTCTTCACTTGTTGCTTTTGAAATTGCTTTTCTTCTTTTATGTAGATACTTATCAGATGAATCTGTATCGCCATCGTTGTCAATGTCTTTATCTTTTCTATCATCAAACTTTTTCTTAACAGCGTCTTTGTTTACTGGATCTAATTTACTTTCAACAAGTTTACTTGCTACATCTTCTAGTGATCCTTTTTTACTTTCAAAGTATTTCTTTTCTACTGATAATTTTACGTCTGATACTGGTTTTGAAATAGCAGCTTGTTCAGAAGCAATTGTATTAATCTTATCCTCTAAGCTATCTTTTCTTGTATCAAAATATTTTTTGTTCATTACTTTTTGCTCCTTACTTTCGCTGCTAAATCTTTATCTGCTTTACCCCAAGTACCAGATGATTTAGTTACGAAACTGTTAACTCTTGCCATAGCCCATTGTTGAGGTGTAGTGCCTGGTCTATGACCACCTTTCCATGCAGCCATACCTCTATCGTAAACTTTCTTTAAGATAGAATAAGGCATACCTGTTTTTTCTGCTTTGTTTTTTACAGCAGTAATCGCTTCAATAAGAGATTTTGCTGGGTGTACTTGTTCTTTTTTCATTTTACTTCTTAACTGATCCATTTTCATTTGTATGGTCTCTATATCATTTTTAGTTATAGCCATAGGTGTTTTGTCTTTAGGTTCACCTGGATCTAAATCTTTTAATTTAGTTTGTAATGACATTTGACGTGTTCTCAATTTCGCCATATTCTCAGCGTCTTTAGAAGCGTCCTCTACTAATTTTGAAATATGAGGTATGTTTGCCTGTCTAATTGCCAACTGTGTAGGTATATCTAATCGTTTAATCATTGCCTTAACAGCAGGTGTAACGTCTGAAGCTTTCTTACCTTGCCAAGTCTTCTTTATATTCTGAATTTGTTGAGGTGTCATTTTACTTTGATAAAAATCACCAACATTTTCTTTCATATGATAACCTTTGCCACCACAATGGTCACAACCTTTACCTTTACATTTAGGACACTCAAACTTTTCTTCTTTTTGCATTCCTTTTATATCAGGTCCGTTATCTTTTGCCCACTTAATATTTCCCTTTAACGTATCTTGTGTAACGGATACTTCAGAATTACCTTGTGTTCTTAATTCTTTTGCTC